GACGTCTCCCGCCCCAGCCTCTGCGCCGTTTTCGTCAGCGACTCGAACGCCTCGCCCGTCGAGTTCGTGACCGCCTGCACGAGCCTCATCCTGTCGTCGAAGCCCGCGAACGACCGCTCCGCCAATGCGAACGGAAGCGACATCGCGCCGCCGAGCGCCAGCATCTCGCGGCCCATCGCCGTGCAGGACTTGGAGAAGGAACGGAGCTGCGACTGCGCCTCGCCGAGGCTCCTGCGGAGCTTCGAGGAGTCAGCCGTCACCTCGACATATGCGCGTCCAGCCTTTATGTTCGCAGTCGCAGACATGAAACTCCTCCTTTCACTTCTCCTCTTCGAGGAACACGCCCGCTGCGTGTTCCATCATCCCGAGCCGTTCCCGGCTCTCGTACTCCGCCGGGTGGTGCTGGCGCAGCCACTCGGCAACCTTGCGGATGTCCTCCGCGAGGATCTTGAGCCGCTCGACCGCGTACTCCGGGTTCACGATGTCCGTCATTTGGCACCTCCCCTGCAGAACGCGGCCTTGAGCGCCTCCTTCATCTCCTCGCCGCGAAGCACTATCTTCGGCGGCGTGGGAGTGAACGGGTTGAAGTCCGATGGCTTGAACGGCTTTCCTTTCTTCGGATCGCGGTTCAAGTTTGCCATGAGAGCCATCTGCGAGGAGACTATTCCCCACTCGAACTTCGCCCGTCCCTCGGCCATCAGCCCCAGGTCCCTCAAGGTGAAGGAGCCGGGGTCGACTCCGCAGATTCCCGCGAGGCGGCAGGCGGTATCAAGGAGGTCTTCAGACGCTCCTCGAACTCGGGGCTCGCGAGAGCCTTTTCGAGCATTTCCGCATTCTCTGTCTCGTACTTCCTTGCGAGGTCGACCGCCTTCTTCAGGAAGAGCCGCCTCGCCCCTGGGAAAAAATCGACGAGTTCGTCGAGGAACGCCTTAGTCGCGTCCGAAATGGAATCCCCCGCGAGGGAAGAGCCGAAGTCGTCATCGGTCACCCCGGCCGCCTTCGCCTGCCCCTCGCAGAGAACCCACAGGATGTCTACGAGGAGGATCGGGTCGTTCGCCACTCTGTCGAGGGTGTCGGTCGCGACCGCTCCGTCCTTGCCCGCCTGTATGACGTTCACGAGGTCGATCCCCAGAACGTCGCGGACGCGCTTCATCTGGCGGACGTTCAGCTCGACGTCCCAGACGCGCTCCTTCGTGTCGGTAAACTGTCTCATGTCTCTTCTCCTTTTAGGCTACTGTCAGCCGCCGTTGCCGCCGTCCTTCCATGTCGGCGGACGGGTGACGAGCGTCGGCTTGCACGTGACGCTCACCGTCAAAGCCTCCTCCAGCGGTTCGGAACGACTGAACGACGTCACGACGAAGTCGGCGTCGAGTCCGTTGCCGTCGCCGTCGGACGCGAAGAGCGCGATTGCCGTGTTGTTGAAGTAGGCGTTCTTGATCGCCTTGAACCCGGCGTCCGCCGTGTCCCAGACCATCTCGAACTCCAGCGACGCGTCCTTCAGGGTAGCCGCCGTGATTCGCCAGCCCTCCGCCGCGCGGGTCGTGATGTCCGCCTCGCCCGTCTCCAGGTTGAGCGTCACGTCCTTGCAGTTCTTCATCTCAGATGTGGCGGTCGATCCCGCCGCGCCGTGGAAGAGCTGCGCATCCAATCCAAGTTTGTATGCCATGATTTTTCTCCTGTCTGTGTGTAAGTCACTTCACCGCGTCCTTCCACATCTTCGCGACGTGGGGAGCGGACTCCTTGAGGGCGGGACCCATCAGCGGACGCTTCGGATAGCGTTCGCGCATGTACTTCCCGCCGAACTCGTGCGCGGACATCGAAGGCCCGACGAAGTTGAAGCCGGGGCCGACTAGGACGGACTTGTCTCCGTCGCTCCCAAATAGGATCGCCCGCTTGAGCAATCCCCGTCGAGAATGCGGCGGCGACCCCGGCTGCGACGCCTTCGGGCTCGTCACGACTTTCCTCTGCGCGACGCGGCGGACATACGCCCCCGCGCGGCGGAGGATGTCGCGGCTCGCCCTCGCGATCCTTGCGGCAAGCCCGTCCTCGTCGAACTCGACCTCGCACTTCATCCCCCGGCCTCCGGCACGCGATGCTCGTTCACCTCCTTGAAGAGGAGTTCGATTACGCCCGTAAACTGCCGCCTGTCCCTCATGTGGTCGGGGACGTAGAGCGGGGCGTGGTTCGCCTCGACGCACTTCGCCCCCCGCACGGTAGTGTGCAGGAAGTCGAGCGCGAGGGTCTGCGCGTAGTTCACGAGGTCGACGAGTTCGTCCTCCGTCGCCTTGCGGAGGACGCCCACGTGTATCGTGAGAAAGTCCTCCCTGAAGCCGCGCGCCAGCATCTTGTGCTTTATGCCGACTGGAACCACGACGATTCGCGTCTTCTCCTTCACGTCCTTGATGGAGTATTCTGGAGCGAGTTCCACGTCCGCCTCGCCGATCTTCTCGGCTACGCCGTGTGCAAGCGAAATAATGTCAACCATCGTTCGCCTCCTTTCTCCGCTAATGCGACATTCCCTTGACCACCTCGAAGACTAGCGTCGCCACGGCGGAGAGGAGCGATATTATCGCAGCCCCCATCGCCGCGTGAAGCGTCTTCTGGAGCCCCGACGCCGTCGCGCAGGGCGGCGTGTGGTGCGAGGAGTCCGTGAAGTGCATCTTGACCATCCCCTTGAGTTCGGCGATGTCCATCCTCGCCCGCGTCACTCCCTCCCACAGCTCGGGGAAGCCCGGCGGCATCCCCGGATTGTGTTCTTCCTTTTCGGCCATAACGTCATCCTCCTGTGTGCTTGGCGTGAATCCTGTAGGCCGTGTGGAACGCGTCGCTCCACCGCCAGCATGGTTCGCCGGCGGGCGACAGGACTTCATAAGTGTGTCCGACAAACTCAATCTCGTCGCCGACTTGCGGCTCAGAGGCGAGTAGCTCCTTCGGCACGATGAAGTCCCGCGTCTCGATGCGAGTCCAGATGCCGTCCACGTCCGTCGAGCGGAACACCGTCCGCCCTACGACTGCTCGGATCGTCTGCGCCTCGCCGCCGAGTGGCGTGTAGCCGACCTCGACGGCGAGACTCTGCATCTGTATGGCGCGCATATGCGCGATTCCAGACTGTATCATCTGTTCAGCCCCTGGCAGAGTCTGACGAGGACGGTCGCGTCGGACACGGCCGCCGTCGCGACGGCGTGTCCGAATTTCATGGTGGAGGGAGCATCGGCCGGGCATGCCTTTTTTGTTGCAGCGTTCCAGCCGACCTCCTCGCCCTGGGCGAGCGCGACGCCTGGCGCCTTCGGGAGTTCATACACTCCCGTCAATGCGAATGCGCCAAGCTCGTCCGCCTTCATGTCGAGTTTCGCGACACAGATAAGCTTGCCGAGACCGAGAACTTCCCCTGCGGGAATGTCGCCCATCGGCGTGTGGTCGATGGAGTCGCCGCGCTGGACGTATCTTGCATCCATCACGTCATCCTTTCCGTCAGTTGAGACCCTGGCACAGGCGGACGTAGATGAGCGTGTCGGACGCGCCCGTGAGAGAAACGGCGTGGCCGAGTTTCACCGATCCTGCGGTTCCTGCCGCGACCGCCTTGCGTGTAGAAGCGTTCCACCCCACCTCGCCGCCGGCGGCAACCGCGAAACCCGTGGTCTTTGTGACCTCATAAACGCCGGTGAGCGCCAACGCGCCAAGTTCGCCTGCCTTGATGTCGAGCTTCGCGACGCCGACGAGCTTTCCGGCGAGCACTACGATGTCGCCGGCGGCGACGTCGTTCATCGGCGTGTAGTCGATGGCGTCGCCCCTCTGAACATATCTTGCATCCATTGTGTGCAATCCTTTCTCGCTTGAAATTGAAGAAATGGCCGCTGCGGGCCGAGCGGGGAAAGAAACAAGCAAAGAAACCCGCCCGGCCCCGCAGAGGCCGAGAATGTTTAGGCCGCAGCCCCGTTGGACTTGACCATGCCGCGATGGTCCTGTTCGCGGATGCCCACGTCGAAGTACACGCGGAACCAGATGCCGAGGACGTTGAAGTCCAGGTCGCCGCGCTCCACGGTCGGCGTGCGCTTGCCCTTGAGGTAGCCGATCTCGAAGGTGTCCACCGTGCCGGGCTTGCCGAAGAGGTACCACGCGGTCTCGCTCGCGCCGTTGTACTTCGTGTTCGAGAGGTATGGGCTGGAGACGATGGTGAGACCCTCGTTGGCGAGGACGTTCACGGACGGGCGGATCGTGTTCTCCGCGCCGCCGGACATGACGAGCGTCGGACCCTGCGTCAGCTCCTGCGCGAGGAACTTGAGCGCGGTCGGGACGAGCAGGATGCTCGGCTCGACGCTGATGGGCTGGCCGTCGGCGTCCGTCTGGTTCAGGAAGAGCTGTATCGCCTTCTTGAGCGAGTCGGCCGAGAGCGCGCTCGTCGCGCCGGACAGGAGGTTCTTGTGGTTCGAGGCGAAGAGCGGCTTGCCGTCCGACATCGTCGGGTTCGCCAGGAGACGCTCGAAGAAGAGCTGGTCGACGAGGCGAGCCGCACGGTTGCCCATCGCGGTCGGAACCTTGAGGAACGCGCCGAGATCGTCGTTGATGATCATCTTGCGCGTCAGGCAGAACTTCTTGGCGTAGGTGTCGAGCTGGTTCACGGCCTTCTCCTCGCTGACGCCGCCGTCCTTGATCTCGCCGTCCGCGCCGACGGGCTTGAGGTCGCCGATGTCTGTCAGGCGGAAGCGCTGGTTCTCCTTGAAGTCGGAGAGGTCGGCGGACGTGCAGAGCCTCGTCGCGATAATCGGCTGCGCCCTGTACGCCTGCAGGAGCTTCTTCTGCGCCACGTTCGAGAGGATGCCGGGGAGGGACACCGTGGAGAACGCCGCCTTGATGCTGGCGTTGTCGAAGGTGCGCGGGACGTCCATGCCCTCAAGCCTCATGCACTCGGCGAGAAGCCCCGCAAGCGGCATGTCCGCATCCTTCATCGCGGCCTCGACCGTCTCCTCGCCCATGTCCTTGGCGAGCGTGTCGCCGTCGATGCCCGCACGGAGCGAGAGAGCCGCCTCCAGCGTCTTCGCCGTCATGCCGGACTTCTTCACCGTCACGGACGGAGGAGTCGTGGTCGGCTGCTTGGCGCGGTATGCGGCAAGCACGGCCTCGTTGACCTGCGCCTTGTTCCATCCCTCGGCGATTGCCTTCGCCTCGATCTCGGGGAACTCGCTGCCGCAGGCGATCTTGATCATCGTCACGCGGTCGCGTTCGGCCTTGACCGCCTCGGCCGCGATTGCCTTCGCGTCGGGCATCGGCTCGGACGGCTTCTCGGGCGTCGCTGACGCGGTCACAGTCTTGGGGGTGTCCTTCGGCACAGCCGCAGGCGTAGCCGTCGGGGTTGCGGGAGCCGCCGCCACGACGGGCTTCGTCTCCTTGTTGGTCACTTCAGGTTCCATTATGGAGTTTCCTTTCAGTTGCAGTTGTGCCGTGACTGTCATGTGCGTCGAGCGGTCCGCGCCCACGGCGACTACGCTGACCTCCCGCAAAGTTGATTTCGTGACGTGGTAGAACGGCGCTTCGTGTTCGACGCCGTTCACCTTGCGCTTGCCTTCCTGTACAAGCTCGGCGGCTTCGACCTCCGCTCCTATCGAGAGCTGCCAGTCCGCGCCCGCCTTGCCCTGGGCGACGATTGCCTCGGCGAGTTCGCCTCCGGCCACGATGTCGCCCGCGATTGCGAGGTGGCCGCCCTCGGCCTTCGCGCTGACCACGCCCACGCGCCCCAGCGTGTGGTTCTCGTGGTTCGCGAGAAGCGGCACGGATTCGGGAACGGTCATGCCGGATAGGTCTACGACCACCGGCTTCGACCATCCGAAGAGCCGCATCTTGCCGCCTCCGTAGGCGAGCCCCGCAACCTTGTGCTTTCCGTCTCCGCCGTCCTTCGCGGCGGTGATTTCGAGATATTCACTCGTCTTTTCCATCTTCTTCTCCTTCTTCGTTTTGAGAATCCTTGCCTGCTGTCGGAACATCGTCGATTCCGAGTTCCTTCATGAGCGTCCTTTCCTTGGCGATCTGCCGAAGCTCCGTCTCCCAGTCCTTCCCCTGGCGGGCGTATTCCGCCGCCAAAGTAGTGGTCTTGTTGAGAAGCCGCTTCTCCTGCGCGTTCGCCTCCTTCGCGGGGTCCACGTGTTCCTGTCCGTCCCAGAACCACACGTGGCGGCAGTCGCAGGCGTCAATCTGCGTAGCGGTCGCAAGCGACCACTCGCGCATCCACGCCTCGAAAACGCGGTCGAGTATCTCCGCCTCCATGAACGCGCGGTCGACCTTGAGCGACTTGTAGTAAGTCTGGTGGTCGAGGCGTCCCGACGCGTAGTTGTAGCCGGACGAGTTCCCCGCAGCGATGTTGTAGGGCATCGAAAGACACCTTGCGATCTCGTTCAGGATTTCGTGCTTGAACTCGCCGTATGTCGTGACGGGCTGCTTCGGATCGACCTGGGACATCTTCCAGCCGCCCGGCATCGTGAGGAGCATGTTCCGCTCAAGCTGAATCGTGTCCATCGCCTCGACCGAGTCCGCCTCGCCGTTCGCGGGGGCGTCCGTGTAGAGGATTCCCGCGAAGTCGGCAGCCGCCTCCGCAGCGGATACCACAGCCAGCGTGAACCGGCGAAGGTGTGCAAAGAGCGGCAGCGCAGCGGTTATCTCCGGGATGCCGCGATGCTGCTCCGGCCTGTCCTGGCGGAACACATGGATCATGTTCTCCGCCCCGACGGTCATGAACTCCGTGTTGAAGCTCTCCGTCCCGCCCGGATGGAACTTCAATACCCTGTACGAGACGGGGTTTCCGAAAGAGTCGAACGTGATGCCGTCGACCCGCCTCTCGTCGCTGGTCAATTCGTCATCCGTAACCCGGTCGGCTTCGATGAGCTGAAGGTCGAGCCTCACGTTCGTTTTAAGTTTTGGATTCTGCGCAAGGATGATGAACGCCTCCCCGTCCTGGCACCGCGCCATCCGTATGGTGCGGAGCTTCGCGGGAAGCCTCGTCCTCTTCGCCCAGACCTGAAAATCGTGTTCTATGCGCTTGTCAACATCCTCGTCTTCGAGGAGCATCTGAAGCCTCGGACCCGTGCCGACGGTATCGTCTGCCAGCGTCTTCACTATGCCACGCGCATACGAGTTGTTCTGCACCTCGTATCTCGCCCGCGTGCGGAGAATCTTGCGGACGTTCGAGTCCGCCTCCGCGTCTGCGGACAGGAAGTCCGCCGCGCCCCAATGCTTCGCGTTGTCCTTCGTAGTCTGCGCGGCGTCGAACCGAGCCCGCATCCAGCTCACGAACCGCCCGCCGATGCTCCTGCGCACAGGAGTGTCTTTCTTCTTGGACGGCCACAGTTTCACAGCGCACCTCCTCCCGCCGCCATCTTCGTGATGCGAATCGGCAGCCTTTTGCCCTTGAGGGCGTCCTTCGATGCGTAGTAGTTGAGGAGTTTTATCAGATCGGCCGCAGAGTGGTTCTCGACGACCTGCCCGTCAACCTCCACCTTCTTGGGCGAGAGGAGGAGGTTCTCCATTATCTCCTCGATCTTTGACTGATCCATAGTTCTGAAACTCCTTTCCCGCTTCCACGGAGGCGATCCTCTCGCCCACCCAGCGCATTACGTTGACGCACATCGAGTTCCCGCACACCCTGTGGCGGAATCCGTCCGGCGCGTGAGCCTTGCCTTTCCACGGAATGTCAGTCCAGCCCTTGGAATGGACAATCTGATGCACTCTAGACTTCGAAATCCCAAATCTGGCAGACAATTCCCTTATCGATCCATTGCCTTCCCAATAGTCGTCAAATATCCACTCGACTTCCTTGTCTGACAGCTTCGTCGCTGGATTACTTTCACCGGACGGGTACACGCCATCATCCGCAGCCTTTGCCGAATTTTCTGGCGCCGTAAGCAACTGCAAGTTTTCAATCCTATTATCCAACTTGTCGTTGTTAATATGATCTACGACATAGCCGTTCGGAATAATGCCGTACCTTGTAATCCATACGACTCTGTGAACACGACATTGCTTCTTGATGTCCTTTTCGCGTAGCGAAACGACCCGATAACCATTCAGCACAGATCCTTTTAGCCGACGCGGGAGACATGGATTACCTCCACCAGTTCTCAACGAAAACACCTCTCCTGTCTCGCAGTTGACTTCAATTCGACGAGTCATCAGCAACCATGCTATGTATTCGTCCTTTGTCATTGACGACACACAACCCGTCACGACCTTCGGCAACCCCATGAGCCTCTCGCTCTCGACTGGCAGAAGACGCCGCAATTGCGTCGGTGTGCAGACCGCGTTGACGTGGCTGGAGCGGAGCGTGTACATCGCCGCGCCCGCCTCGTCGTAGCATTTCGTCTTGAGGTTCTTCGTGCGACCCTCGATGTTCATCATGTCTATCGGGAAGCACTCCGCTTCAGGACTCGCTCCAGCGTAGGCGGCAGGGCATTTCCCAGCCTCTCTGCGCGGGCAAGCATCGCTTCCGCATAGTTCGCCGCCAAGCAGTACCTCTGCGGCGCGGGTCCAGTCTCCACGATGTCCGACAAGGATGACACGACGCCTTCGCTGCGGCACCGCCCCCGGAAATGAGGGAACTCTGGTATATCTCGCGTCCAGCACTCGCCACGAAACGCCGAAGCGTCCGGGTGCATTGGTGACGATTCCAGCGTTCCCCCATCCGCCGTCGGGGACTTGTACGTCCCATCCGACGAACTCCGAGAGGATTCGGGCGAAGTCCCGTCCGCCGCCAATCGTAAGCACGGCTGGAACGTTCTCCCACACCACCCAGCGGCAGCGTGCCCGTTCAGCCAGCCTCGCAAACTCAAGCGCGAGGTTGCCTCGCGGGTCGGCGATGCCGCCCTTGGTGCCTCCGCTTGAAAACGACTGGCAGGGCGACCCTCCGACAAGGAGGTCGATTCTGTTTCCATAGTCTCTCTCCTCGATCCTCGTAAAGTCGCCGAGGTTAGGAACCCCCGGCAAACGTTGTTTCAACACTTCCGAGGCGAACTCGTCGATTTCAGCGACGAACTCGCAAAGCCAGCCGAGGGGCCGCCATGCGACGGTCGCAGCCTCGATTCCGCTGCACACGCTGCCGTATCGCATGGCGGCTCCCTCCTTTCTGGACTTCCCCCGGACGGCAGAATGCGGAGGAAAAGCAACAAAGAAACCGCATTCAACCGTTCGTCGGGGGCGGGGCGTCTCACATTCGAC